CAAGTCCATGCTGATCACTCCTTCGCCTCCCGCGCTCATGCATCGGGGGCAGTGTCAGGCATGGGTCAATTCTTAATGAAAATTTCCGCCCTCCCAGGGTCAGTTCTCAATGAAAATCAACAGTTCCGAGGCTCATATTGGCTCTGACGATCAGAACCTTGTCTATTTTGAGCTTGGGACTGACAAGCAGCCTCCCCGCACGGTTCTGGCTGGGTCTCTCATCAGGAAAACTGACGAAGTGGTACAGGCACTAGGCCGGCGCTTTGTTGCCAGTCTGACAGGTGATGGGGTGGCGAACGGAGCTTTGCCGCTGGATGGGGATTGACGTTGCTCCTTCCAGACCGAAGGCCAAGGTGGCACTCTCCGCATAAAGAGGGAGAGTGAAGTGGGTGCGAAATTCAAGAAGGCTTCGACCATCATACTGGCCAGCATCGCGACCATGCTTGCGGGGCTGTGCATATTTCTGATCGGACAGTCGCTCTGGCCGCATTCCGGGCCTGCGATTTTCGATGAACGTCAGGCCGATGCTGCTCAACCTACACACTCCACCGAATCGGTGCTTGTCCGTCATCACGATGAGGATGCACCCCAAGCCGCGAGCCTGCCAGTTACCTACGATGCAACACGAGGATCTGATTACGCCGCGCTTTATCGTGGGGCACCGGACAATTCGTTAATCGTGTGCGCAAAGCGAGAAGATCCGCGCTATCCCTCAGATTTCCAGTCGCAGTTCGACCATGGTAAGATCGTTGTTCCGAAAGGCGCTGTCTTCCTGTGGGGCGGCCACTACTTCGGCCCCCTTGAAGACCCGCGCGACGACAGAAATCTTGCTGAGCACTCAGATCCGCTTTCATGGTCCGATGTAGACGCCGCAGAACAGGCTCGACGCAACGATCTCGTCCAGAAAGATCTGTCTATCACGACGCCAGATGCCGCCGTTGTCACTACAGCTGCACTGACGCTTACTGAGAAGCGCCTTTGCGGGTCGGTTGCTGCGCGTACGCTTGTCTCGGAGGATTGGAAATTTGCGCAGGCGACAGTCACTCAAGCCGATGCGGTCTATTATCAACTCTACGGGATTTTGAGAGGCGACAAGCTTGATACGTCATTCGAACACGATGCCGGGCCTATCAAATGGGCGGGATCTGCCGGATCGCTCAACGGGGTTGTGAAAGGGATAGTCAGCGATCCGCTCTCGCTCCCATCTGAGCACGAATGAGTCAGTCGCCCGTGCTACTGATAGGTCGTACGCTTCTCTACAACTGCTATTCCTGCCTCAGATCAGCCCCCACTCAGCCACTGCGCGACGCCCCCATGATGCGAGCATGTGCCTCTGTGGTGCAGGCTAAATGAGTAGGAGCCGTCGCCGCACTTGGCCGACGCTCCGGCTGGAATACCTCCGCCCACGACATGCGCGGGTGAATGCACGCGCTTCCCATCGGAGTTCGTGTAATGCCGGTGTTCCAGCAGCTGCGTTTCTTGCGGTGCGCTCTTTATAGTCGGTGTACGTATCTGGCCTTGGGTTGTCTTGTCGAAAGCAAAACCTGGAGCGGTAAAAACGATTGCTGAAACACAAACTGCAGTTGAGAACAGAAAACGTGGCATCAGGGATTCCTCACATGGCGTGTGAGTGGTCCCTATCAGTTGTTTGTAAGGAACGAACTAGACAATTTATTACGACAGGTTAAAGTCGCTCCGTGCGCTGCTCTCTAGCCGCAAGGCAGATCAGCATCTAAGACCTTCCTAGAAGGCCGTCGCGCCGCTGAGCTAAACCCGGCGGCGCGACATAGAGATCGACCAAGGTGATTGCAGCCTTTTAGATGCGCCCCATCAACCGTCCGAATTTCGGACGCGTGGGGCTCGAACCTTGTGATCCATACACAAGTATTGGCCGAGATTCTCTCATCGACCGGTCACATGGAATAATGCCCGCCAAGGGTATGTTGTGAGCGCCTGCACTGACTTACTTTCGGCGATAGGTAAATCTCTTGCCGAGCAATCTCATAACAGCCTCATCATCTGCGGATATTATATACATTTCGGCAGCATCTAGGAACGCGTCATCCAAATCCTGTGGCGTCATAGGGGCGCTATCGTCCAAAAACGAAGACTCAAGCCTTTGCACGATCTCAGCGTTCATCGAGTGGGAACGGTCGTTCGCGGCTTGCTTGAGGCGCTGCGTGAGATCTCGCGTCATGCGAATCGAGACGGAAAGACGTTCTTCAGACATTCCCACGCAATAATCCATTTTAGGCGCACATTCCACTTGCATCCATTTTGGGCGCACCGTAAGAAGGGTGTGCGTTCATAATAGGCGCACACACGAGGAGCATATGGCAGACACAGCATCTCTCACAATCCGCGTCGATCGTGCGCTGTTACGTGCCCTAAAGGTTCGTGCAGCACAGAATGATAGATCTGCAAACGGAGAGTTGACTTCGATTTTGCGGAATATTCTCCAAACAGAAAAGGCGTCGGACCAGCCTGGCAGCAATTCCGACGCCTCTCACCAGTGAACTAGAAGGAACAATGGCTATGACCGTTGATATCATAAGCACGCCTGCAATTTCCAGCACCAACGCTCCATCATTGAGCGGAAAGCCTACCATGTCGTCACGTGAGATCGCCGCGCTGACTGGCAAGACGCATAAGAATGTCATCCGCGACATCGTTATCATGATCGATGCCATCCACAAGGATGGATCAGATCTGAGCCATCAAGCAAAATCAATGGGTTATGTCAGGTATAAAGATGCGCGTGGCTATACCTCGTCGTTCGACCTTGACCAAGATCTGACCTACAATCTCGTTCTTGGCTATGATGCGGCCCTCCGCCTCCGAGTAGTGCAACGTTGGATGGAGTTAGAGAGCGGCAAAGGCACCTCCGCTAAGGAGGCACCCAAACGTCCCCGCAAGCCATCCTTCGACACGACCTATACGCGCCTTCTCAAGATCGCCCGAACCCTCCCCGGCTTCGACGAGAACCAGCAGTGTCTCCACGCAGCGCGTGGCACGTTCAACATGACGGGCGTTAATCCGCTGGAGATCATGGGCGTGACCTCGATCGCAGCCCCGAGCAACGACGCCTACCTGACGGCAACCGAGATCGGGAAAGAGATCGGCCTCAGTGCCGTGGCTGTGAACAAGCTGCTCATTGCTGAGGGCTATCAGGTCAAGGTCCAGGCATCGTCATCGGGCTCGGATTATCAGGCCACGGAAAAGGGTGCACCGTTCGGGCGTATGTTCGACACGACGCGCAAAGGCGGCAAGGGGTCACAAGCAACCCTTAAATGGTCCAACCGGATCGTGAAGCACCTGCTCCCTTTCTCCCGCCCGAAGGAGGCAGCGTCATGAGCGCGCTGACATTGGCGGGCGCGGCGAGCTCGAACAATCACGTCAAGCGGATCGATCACATGGGGCTATTCCCGACGCTGCGCCGGGGCGACTATGTGATCTGGCAGGACGTGGCGGGCTTTGTCGAGGAAGGGCTCTATGTCGTGGCAGCTGGCGGCGCGGATCAGGTCTATCAGGTGCAGAACTGCGGCGGTCGGCTGCGCCTGCTCTGGCCAGAACGCGATATTGACCCGAGAACGCGAGCGTTGAAGCCGACTGCAACGCCACAGGAAATCGAGATGGAAGCGTTCGCGGCGTGTTGCCTTGGTTTCGTGGTCGCCTCGGTGGCTGTTCACAAGGAGGAGGCGCTACTCGGGCGAGAGGCATTGGCGCCGGCACAGAGGAAGCGTCCTGCCCTAGCTTAAAATCCCGACCAAGCAGTGATCGCGTCATAGAGCAAACAACACGCGATCACTGCGAGCACAATCATGAAATAAACTACTACCGGTCCTAGCACGATCAGCAGGACCGCCGCTGACGAAACCTCATGCGGCGCTAACCTGCGTTCATGCGATGCTTGTTTGGGCGCGGTGGTTACAACGTGCCGCAGCTGGCCGATAGGTTTGCGCGCCGAGACCGCTCTGGGTTGTCGCGCCCGAAGCTGCGGCATCTCAGCGACCAAATCAGCCTGCATCTGACGCCACATGGGCGTCCCCCCATCATCAAATTCGTCGTCTGTTTCGTCACGAGATGGGCGCATGCCCGGAGTATAGCATATGGCTGACGTCTATCGCATCGGTGTCGCGATCGGCATGACCGACAACTTCTCCCAAGCCTTGCAGGCGCTTGCGGCAAAGGTACTGGGCGTCAACGTCGCAGCCAAGGAACTCGAAGGCACGTTCAATCGCGTCAAATTGCTTGTCGCAGGCCTCGGAGGTGTTTTCGTCGGCAGCGAGATGCTGCGCGGCGTCAACTCAATGGCCGAAGCAGGCGCCAAACTTCAGCGCGCCCAGACTGCCATGCTTCAGGCGGGCATGACCCAGAAGCAGATCGCGCAGGAAACGGCGGTCGCCTACAACTCGATGAGCCAGGTCCGCGGCCCTGATATCGTTGACCGCGTGAATGCCATTCGTGAACTGCGCGGCATCGTGGGCACGGGGCCGAACGGCAACGATTACCGAGAGGTCAATGCTGTTCTTCCGAACTACCTGCGGGTCCGAAGCCTCTATGGTGAGCATGGATCGCAGCAGTTATTCCGCACGGTCGAAATGCAGGGAGGCGCACGCTACGACGCCGCTGGCAATTTCGATGAAGGGCGGTTTGCAAGATATCTCGACGCTGCGACACGCACACTTCAGGCATCTGGTGGAAACCTCAAGCCGCAAGACCTTCTAAGTGTCATGCAGATGGGGGCAGTGACGGCACGCGGTATGACGCCTGACGCCTTCTGGAACACGATGATGACGCCCGCAATGGAGATAGGCGGATACCGGGCGGGTACGGCACTGACAGCAATGTCCCGCGCATTCTATGGCGGGATCATGCCCGACAGGAACGCCCGCGAGCTTGAGCGGCTCGGCATTTTTTCCGGTGGGTCGATCCAGCATATGGGTCATCTCACGTCCGAACAACGCGCTGACCTGGCGGCACATGGGTATCACGTAGGACGTGGCGGCGTCGTAACGGTCAGGCGCGATGGAGTGGCCGGGGCGGAGGAACTGAATGACCCAGATAGGGGGTTCTTTCCCTGGATCAGAGATGTGCTTTCCCCTCGCCTGCGCCATGACTATGAGACCCGCATCGCAAACCGTCCTGGAAACACGGAAAGCTATGACGCCTACGTAAGGAATGAACTCTACTCAGCTCTCCCGACTGAGACCGCGCGTAGGTTCGGAGCGCTTATCGTTCAGCAGCTCACCAGCGTACAACGCGACACCACCTTACGCGAGCAGGCGTCTGGATTGCCCGCCTATGAGCAAGCACAGCAGAACTACACCCAACAGCTTGAGAACATGCGGCACTCGTGGGCGTCTCTAATGGAAACGCTCGGCCTCCCAGCCGCCAAAGATGCAGCAAGCATCATGCAGGGTATCAGTCGCGGGCTTGATAGTCTCACGAGGGCTGCGGCAGCGCACCCCGAGGCGGCGCAATGGATGCTGCGTGTAGGAGCGGGCCTCGGCGTTCTGCTGGCGTTGGGCGGCACAGCGGCGATTGCTGGTGTAGCACTCGGAACCATGGCCGGAGGCATCCGCACAATCGGCGGTGTAGCAAGCTTGGGTGTGAGATCGTTGGGGCTACTCAGTTCTGGGCTGAGCAAGATCGGCCTCGTCGCCGAGGGTGGATCGCTGATTGTCGCTGCAACGGGCCTGACGGCTCTCGCGGCTGCGATCGGCGGTATCATCCTGGCGGTGAATTTGTGGAACCGACAGGATCAGATTAAAGCCGACCACGCTGCGCAGCTGAAAGCGCATCCGGAGATGCAGACGCCCATCTACGGTGATGCACCGTTGAACTGGTCAGATCTGAGTCCTTGGACTTGGATGCAACATTATCGGAACCGTAAGCCGATTTGGGAGCATGGGCATTGGGTGATCGACCCTAAGGCGCAAGCTGCTCAGAGCGATCTATCGTCGCTCACAGGCTTCAGCGGCTACACACGAGTGAAGCCCGGCCCGCGCCAAGTCTCAAACGAGAATGTTCCGATCATCGACCGACTGAATGCGGCGCGGGTCTTTCCTGAGAACGCCGGGTCAACGCGTCGTAGCGATCGGACATCGAACGGCGCATCGCCCTCGGGATATGGAACGGAACAGCGCACCCAGAGCCAGACGCTCCACCTCACAGTGCCCCTCACCCTAGACAAACGCGAACTCGGCCGAGCAATCCTGCAGATCAATCTGGACGACGCCCGGCGCTCCAACCGAGCTCAGTCGGGCGCGTTCGACGGGCTGGCGAATGCCCAGGTGCCGGGGATGAGTGTGGGGTATTAAGCGGGTCGGTGAGTAGACGAAGTTTTACTTCGGGGATTTCTTGAGGACGTTTCGTAGCGTGTTGATCAGAGATTTCCGACGACTTCGTCCCGAAGCGTCTTTGCTTATACGACGAAAGTCTTTCACCCGAAGGTATGGTTCCAGGGTATTGGGTATGATACTTGACTGCTCTTCGATCAGTGAATCGCCAAGTTTTGTCAGCCTCTCTCGTATTGTCATTCGGTCGAATATTCGAGCATCAGCGGTCCGTGGGCCTTCGAGCACTAGGGATCTGCGCCAAGACACATATTGGTTTATGTTGTTTCGCACCTCAACCAAATGGGCGTAAACTTCAGCATTGAACAAGAACCTAGCCTGCTCTCCAAAATATATCATATCATCATAAAGGCTATCTTCGTCCTCTTCAGTGTCAACTTGCTGATGAACTATCTTTATTATGGCTTTTACATGCGCCTCATAAACCTTATATCGGCGGTCAAATAGATCTGAATTCACTTTTTCTTTGGCGATTTCTTTCTGTTTCCACGCTATATATAAGGTTGCACCTCCGATGGCAGCGGCGACGAGGCCCTCAGGTTTAATCGGTCCGATCCAGCACAAAAGTGTCACGCCTAAACTCCGCATTCCTGACTACAACGAGAGGGGTCTAAGGATTATTGAGACCCTATTAGTGCATAATAAGTCTGTGGTTAGAGCATAGCATCGCCCCGCGTTACGTACGGACTTGCCCATTCACGCTCAGACGATGCACCGGTAGTTTGGTGTATGACATCGTCCAGCTGTCACAATTATCGTGTCGCCTGCTCAATCGCATCCTGCACAAACTGGTTTAGACTGACCCCACGAGCCGCCGCCGCAGTGACGGCTTGTGCGTGAACACCCTCCGGCACGCGCACCTGAAACTTTCCGGAATAACGCCGCACCGGCTCAATCCCCTTTTCTGCACACATCTCAAGGAATACGCGGAGAGACGCTTCACCCTCAACTGCAAGCCCCGCAACGCTGTCGGAATAGAAGTCCGCACCGCCGTTCAGCCCGACGAACTCGCCGCGGAACATGCCGATCTCAGGGTCAAACTGAATGACGGCCTGATGGCCGCCGATGGTCATCGTGTTGTTCATGGCGTTACTCCGTTTGCTTCGAGCCACTTCCGCACCGATGCGACGGCCCCTTTGTCGGTGTCCGGCTTAGGGTGCGGACGGTGGAAGACCCGGATTTCCCCAAACAGAAACACACCGATACGAGAGCCTTCCCGTTCGGAAATCTCGGCACCCAGCACCACGAACAGAGCCTCGATTTCACTCCATGCGACGTTCCCCGAGACCGGGCGCTTGAAGATCAGTTCGAGGGTGCGGCGATGCTTGGCTTTCATATGTGAGATGATACCAAAATATGGTACCATATTCAAGCAAATAATTTGGGATCTATGCCTCTAGACGGGTGGACGCGAGGAGCCCTGCCTTCGCGTAACGGTTGCCCTGCCCCGTTCCTCACGCTATCGTGAGGCGTCTGTGGTAGACATTCGCCCCCGTGCCCATCCGCGGGGGCGTTTTGCGTTCTGGCTCAGTTCGTCGGGTTCTCGACCGCGTCTCAGAATGGCGCGATCGCACCCGCTTGCGTTTCTGCACCATGCACCATTCATACTCTGCCGTGTAAAATCCAGCACAAGCATCTCAGGGCTCTTGTGTATCATATTTGTGATGGTGCTAGGCGTGGGCGAACAGGCTACAGAGAAGTTCTGTACATCGCTGGGTAATCTCGCCCAATGCCAAGAGTGCTCGAGGCGCAGATCATGATTAGCTTCACTTTGACGATCCTGAAAGTGACGATTTTCTCGTTCGTTATCCACTATAGCTAATGCGTATCGATCTGCCGTTCACTCGGTAGCCTCGCCGCTTCAAGCGCGTAGTTAACCTCGCCACTGCTACTTGCACCCACCATTCGGAGGGTGCAGGCCATGCTCTTAGTTTGTCGGGTTTTCGGGCGCATCCGGCAGTGGTGCGTTCTCGCCCGGCTTGGGCTCAGGTGCTGGATGGCTAGGATCGTATGTCGGTGTCGGTTTCGAGGTCATGCGGACTTTCCTCCGTCCTCGGGATGATCCGGGTGCTCAGGCGCGTCGTCCTGCTGCGGGCTTGTGTCGGGATACGGCTCAAACGGCTCGTCGCTCCCCGGTTTGGCTGGGTTCGGCTTATTTGTCATCGTCGTTTTCCAGAGGTGAGATGACTCAAGGCAGGCGGGGCGCAGTAGTTCCGTTAGGCGCGTGAAAACCTGCATTTCCAACGATGTTGCTATTTTGTCCAATTCGAATCAGTGAATTCATTTGCCAAAATGGAAACATACGCCCATATCAGCGATAGATCGGAAACAAGCGACGCGGCCCTCGACGTGCGAGGTGTGTTCGCGTGTGTGCGAACGCCGATCCCGTTTAAACCCTAGCCGGAGGAAAGAGCATGTCCAACGTGTTCAACCATAATCCCCGCGTGAAGGGGGGTGTGTGATGCCGAACCACAATGTCAAAGCGATAGCAAACGAGTTTCTCCAGCGGGCAAATGCTGAAGGCCGAGCCCTCACAAATATGCAGCTTCAGAAACTTCCCTATATCGCGCACGGATGGGGATTATCCCTTCTCAAAGCGCCGCTTATCGGAACTCAACCCGCAGCGTGGCCATATGGGCCAGTATACCCAGAACTCTACCAAGCATTAAGAAAATACGGTGCAGGGGCTGTCTCTGAGCCGATTTCAGTGACGGTTCCAAGCGGCGACGCCGATGACTTAGAAGTCGTCGCGGCAACAAACCTAACCGCCCACGAAAAAGCCCTATTGGACGTCGTTTGGGAGAAATACCGCACTTTCAGCGGCTTCAAACTCTCGCAAATTACTCACCAAGACAATACGCCTTGGACAAAGACGAAAGACGTCCATGGCTTTTATCATCCTATCGACAATGGGGTGATCCAGGAACACTACGACGAGTTGGTAAGAACTAATCTCGAAAGAGCCGAGGCCAAGTGAGTTCGCGTGGCCGATAATTTTGAGGAATTTCTAAGTCGGCTTATCGACCCCTCCCCCGAAATTGAGGAGTCTTCCTCTGATACGGAAAGCGAAGATGCGCGCAACGCCGTAAAGGAGGAAGAGCAACTTGAGAGAGATAAACGCGAGTATTACAAGAACCTCAAAAAAGAAGCAAAAATAGCCGCGTCAAGACAAGAAATGGCTATAAAGCAGAGGTTTAGCGACCAGATCATACTCTACCTCTGGTTCTTCTCCGCAGCCTGCTTAGTTATAATATTCTTGCAAGGGTTTTCTCCAAAACTCGATCTGCATCTCAATATTGGATCCTCTTTCCACTTCAAGCAACATCTTGACGGATTTCATATAAATAATACATCTCTCACCACTCTTATCGGTAGTACGGCGGCGAGTGCTTTGGGCCTAGTGGCAATCATCCTGCGCGGACTTTTCAAACCTAAGCCTGAGAAAAAAGCGGAAAAGGAGGCGGCAAAGCAACGCCCTTAACCCCCCTTCTCCTTGCCTCGCTTGACCAAACTCCCTACTGTGATCTGGTCTGATGCCAGACTGACGCCCCCATGGTTCGCCCTGGGGGATTGCCAATGTCGTTGACATAGCCCCTGCTCCAGCGTCAGAATCTCCCCCATGAAATCCCCCCGCGCTCTGCTGCTTCTGGCGACGTTCCCCCTCCTCAGCGGCTGCTACTTCCACAGCAAAAGCCCCGGCGAGACCGATGCGCGGTGTGTAAACCGACTTCTCGGATCAACGCCCTTCGCCGAGGTCGCTGCGAAATGCGCCTCAGGCCCGACGACGGCGAGCGGGCAGCGGATGCTTGATGTCTGGCAGGATGGCTATGCGACCAACGTCGCCGCCTCGCAGCACTGGCCCATGGTCATCCCGTCACGCGAACAGATCAAGGCGTACCTTGATGGCCGTTACGGCGTAGCCCCGGGCGGCTTTCGACCTTCCTCAGAGGAAAGCTGGGACAAGCACCTCATGGCTGTCGAGGCAGGCGAGAGCGCGTTCTGATCCTGATTTCCTTGTACTGCATGGCCATATGAGATAGGGATATGTGGTTCGTGAAAGACCTGCGCCCATTGCCGAATGCAGGCCACCCGAACAATCGGGCCTCTCTGAATGACAGGCTGGTTCAATGCTGAGATATTTCCCTGCTCTGGCGCTTGCGGCGCTTCTTTCCGGCTGTGCTGGCCTGGGTCGCCTTCCGGGTACGACCGACGCCCAGTGCGTTCGTCAGCAAATGGCCCATGGCAGTTCAACGAATGGCACGCTGCCTTTCGACATGGCGGCTGGCCGCTGCATACAGGTGGCTGGCCCTGACGGTGGCAGCATAGGCGGTGCTGGAGCAAGATATCAGCCGCTCGATCTGCGGTCTGACCCGGAATTGCAACGCATGATCGAAAGTCCGGCGCTCAACATCCCGGGATACCCCTACATTCCTAGCAACTCGTCGGCGCCGCTTGTCGGCAGGCGTTGGCAGTTGGTGCAGTAATCTTCCAGGCCGCTTTCGAGCGGCTTTTTTATTGGACGCATCATGGCGAACACGCTCCTGAACATCGAGACGATGCTCGGTTCCTTGTCGCGCCTTGGAGCGACTGCGCCGGTAAGGATTGGTTCGGTAACCCTCACTGGCATGGAAGTGCCAAGTGGCGTCACGTTCGGCGGCCAGCAGCAAATCACCATCCACCGCCTGCCGGGTGGCGACCGGGTGATCGATCTCGGCGGCAATGACCCCAACCGGATCGAGATGGAGGGCATCTTCCTCGGCCCGTCTGCGCAGACGCGCGCTGAAGCCTTGGCCAAGATAAGACGCGATGGACAACTCGTGCCCTTGCAGGTGGCGGGGTTGTCGATGCGTGTCTGGGTGCAGGCCTATCGTTACACCTACGAGGCAAAAGGCGCGATTTGCCGCTATTTCCTTGTGCTCGAGCTTCCCGGTGAATCGGCCAACTCAGCGGCCGTATCGACCTCGGCACTCTCTGGCCTCATCGGCGACGACGCAACCAGTGCCTTGACCTCCATCACCAGCACGGTTGGCACAATCTCACAGAGCGTCTCAAACTTCGCCGGGCAGGTGCAGACAGTCGTCGGGCAGGTTGCCCCTATCGCCAATCTGATCGGCGCTGGTGGCGCGCTGGCTCAGGTGTCTGACAAGCTACAAATCGTACAGGGCGCGGCCACGGCTGGAACGAACCTGTCAGCCTTGCCGAGTGCTGCCTCATCCGTGATCGGAGGGCTGCAATCTGCTGGAAGTGGCCTGATGAATCTGGTCACCCAGACCGGACAGAACCTCGAGGGGATCACCCTCAACAATTCTGCCTCGCTCACGGCTCTTTCGCAGAACGCCCAGCTGGCCAGCACGGCTGTTGATGTAGGCGGTGCCGTCAATAGGGCCGCGATCAACGCAGCAACCGCTACAAATGCGGCTACTCCCTCTCCTTCCGTTCATGGCTGATCGGGCGCACCATGCAGACAATCCAGGTCACGGCGGCAGATGTGTCGCTCTACCATGTTGCGGCCAGCCGGCTGAATGATGCCACGCAATGGTGGCGCATCGCCCAGCTGAACGGGATGACTGATCCCGACCTTGCATGGCTCCCCTCTCCCGTCTCCCTGCAGATCCCCAACATCGACCCGACGCAGAATAGCGGTGTGCCGGGACTTGCTTCATGAGCGAGACGATCACCGTTTCTGCCGGGCGAAAGATGGCCCGCAAGCTCAGGGCGCAAATTCTGGTCAATGGCCGTGCCGTCCCGGAAACACGCCTCGAGCGGTTCGCACTTTCGCGAACGCGTTACAGCCGGGCCGATACGGCAGAAATCAACCTTGCGGTTGATCGTGCGGCGCTTGCGAAGATCACCGGCAATTACTGGTTCGATCAGGCTGTGACCTCGGGTGGAGCAACAGCCGATACCGATGTGCAAATCCAGATGCGGGACGAGGCCACAACAGACGCGCAATGGGTGACGGTTTTCCAAGGCCTCATGGATCACGTCGAGTGGACGCCGACCGGGACCGCCCTGGTTGTCGAGTGCCGGGACTATCTTGCGAAACTGCTCGACCTGCGCGTTCAGGATGCGTGGTTGAACAAGACCGGCGCCGATCTCATGACGACGCTGATCTCGGCTGCTGGGCTCGCGCCTCAGGTCTCCTTTCCCGCCAGCATGACCGGCCAATACTGGCAAATCGAACACAAGCGCCTGTCACACAGCGCGCATGGTCGCTTTCAGACGGCGTTCGATCTCGCCCGGTATATCGCCAACTCGGCAGGGTGCGACCTGTATGCGTCGGGCAAAACAATCATTTGTAAGCCGTACCCAACCAGCAACGATGGATCGGCGACGACGCACACACTGAGATATCAGGATTCCGGGCCAAGCCAGGCGATCGTCTCGAATGCCGTGTCTTTGAGCTTTAAGCGTGACTACCAGATTGCCAAGGGCGTGGTCGTGCATGTCATGTCGTGGGACAGCCGGCAGAGGGCCAAGTTCGAGTATTACTGGTCAGCCGAGGGCGGATCGCCGAAGAAAGCTGCAAACGCTGGCACGCTGCACTCCTTCAAGGTGCCGGGCCGCTCGATGCAGGACGTGCAGAACACGGCCAAGCAGAAATACGATGAGATCGTTGCCCACGGGCGCGAGGTCCATATGACGATCCCTGGGCGCATTTCGCTCCAGCCCCGCGATTTCTTCACCCTGACCGGCACGAATTCGACATGGGATGGCCAAAGCTACACGGTTGACGCTGTTTCAAGCACGTTCTCATGGGATGGTGGCTTTGAGCAGGATGTGACGCTGCGGAACCGTGATGTGACACAGGATGAGGCAGACGGCGATGCATGACGCAAGACAGATCGCTGCTGCTGCGAGCGGCATGATTGCCAAGACCGTGCATGGCATCATCACCTCGATTGATCCGGTGAACCACGCAGCCAAGGCGCTCGTGCAGCCCGAAGGGATCGAAAGCGGCTGGCTGCCAGTTGCCGCCTTGGCTGCGGGTGATATCCGGATCGCTCGCCTGCCGAACATCGGGGAGCATGTCCTGCTTATCCCGATCGAGGGCGATGCCGAGCATATGCAGATCAACGCCTTTCAGTACGACACGGCGGTCACGCCTCCTGTTTCTCCGCAGACGAGCAAGCCCGCCCAGGCTGGTGAATTGCTGATCATGGCCGGATGCGGCGCTCCGCCCTCTGCCACGCAAACAGGCACAAGCTCTCAATCAGCAGGCGGCGCCACTCAAAACGCGCCCTGGTGGCATATGACGCCCCAAGGCCTTTTCTCTGGCGCAGGGCGAACGACTACAACGATGACGAATGCGGGGCTGGTCTGGCAAGTTGGGAGCGTATCGATGACGCTTGGTCCGTCTGGCCTTGCGGTCACCGGCGGCACGGTCACATCGGATAGAGACGTGCTTGCTGCCGGCATCAGCGGCAAGTCTCACATCCATACCAACGGCAACAACGGCAGCAATACAGGAGCGCCAGTTGCATGACAGCTATCTCACATTTCTGCGGTGGTGATCTGAACCTCAATACTGCCGGTGGTCTCGCCACGGTCAGCGGTGCAGATCAGACCAGGCAGGCCATTATAAGACGGCTTTGCACCAATGCCGGCGATTACATCTGGCAGCCGGATTACGGCGCCGGATTGCCGGCAAAGATCGGCTCGCCAGCCAGTCTCGGCGAGATACAGGCGCTCGTTGCGGAGCAGATGGCACAGGAAGCGGCTGTAGATCAGACCCAGCCAATCAGTGTCACGATCAATAATCCAAGCGTCGGCGTCTATGTTTGCAACATCCAGTATGTGGACCTGGAGACGCAGTCTGTGCAGGCGCTACAGGTCACGAATTAGCTTGTACATGGCCACATGATATGAGATTTTCCGCAATCATGGCCGTTGCTGGCCGAAAGGCGTCCTTCGGGGCGCTTTTTTTGTTTCTGAGGCTTTGATGGCGCTCTCGCTTCGCTCCTTCACGACGACCGTTTCGACGGCTGTCACGGCGGCGCAGGGCGCGGCTTCGTCGCTGCTCGATCTGTCAGTCGGAACGCCCGGCCGTGCGATCCTGGAAGCAGCATCAGGCATGGGGCTGTGGCTGCAATCCGTCGCCTTGCAAATACTTACCCGCAACCGCCTCTCCACATCGGAGGGCGCAGACGTTGACAGCTTCATCGCCGATTTCGGCCTGACACGCGAGCCTGGCGTCGCCGCGACGGGCAATATCCTGTTCTCGTCGTTTTCGCCTGCGACGGCCTCCGCCACGATCCCGGCTGGTGCGCTCGTGCTGACCATCTCGAACGTCAGCTACGCAGTGGTTGCAGACAGCACGAATGCGGCCTGGAACAATGCCGCCAACGGCTACATTCGGCCTGCTGGCGTTCAATCCCTGACGCTGCCTGTGCAATGCTCACAGACCGGTACAGCGGGCAACGCTTCCGCAGGTGCGATCTGCCTGCTCGGTACTGCCGTCTCCGGCATTGATACCGTTACGAACCCGGCCGCCTTTACCAATGGCGGTGACGGGCAAACCGACGCTGCCGTGCGTGCAGGGTTCGTGACATGGCTGAATTCCCTGAACCGTGCCACGCTTGCAGCGATCGAGGGGGCGGTCGAGGCGATCGCCACCAATATCATGGTGCAAGGCGTCGAGAACGCCGATACAGCAGGCAATTTTCTGCCCGGCAACATCGTCCTGTACGTCGATGATGGGTCCGGCGCCGTTTCAGACGTCTTGATCGCTCAGGCTTTTGCGGTCGCGAACGAGTACCGCGCCTCGCCTGTCTCGATACAAGTCGTCAGGCCTTCGGTCTCGACCCCTACCGTGAGTATGACACTGACCCTTGCGCCGAACAGCAATGCATCGTCGGTGCAGGCGCTGATAACTGCTGCAATCAGCGGATACTTCAATGCGCTGGATATCGGGCAAGGCGCGGTTTACTCGCGCTTAAGCGTCCTGGCTTACGGCGCCTCGTCATCTGTCGTCTCCATCTCAAATTTGCTGCTCAATGGTGCCACCTCGGACATTCCTGGGAAAACGGGTGTGGCCATCCGCGCCGGATCGGTGACCTATGGCTAGACCGGGCAATGTGTCGCAGGGACAGTTCGCAAACAGACTGCGGGCGCTGCTACCAACAGGATGGTTCCCCGGCGTGCCCAGCGAAGGCGAAGCCGAACAAGCGCCAGTTCTCAACGGCATATTGCAGGGCATCGCATCGGTATTTTCGTGGGTCTGGGGGCAACTCCAGGGCGCCTATGACCAGCAACGCCTTGCGACTGCGACAGGTGGGATGCTGGATATTTACGCCGAGGATTTCTTTGGCGAAGCGCTTCCCCGGTATGCAAATGAGAGCGACGACGATTACCGCGCACGCATAAAAGCGGCGCTATTCCCGACCTTGGGCACCCGACAGTCCCTTGAACGCTCTCTTACTGCGAATTGGGAAGCAGGCTGGCGCATTATCGAGCCTCGAAACGCATCAGACACCAAAGGCTACGGCTCTGCGGCCTCGCCCGGAGCTGGCGGCGGTTACGGATACGGGGACGCAGATCTTCGCTACGGCACACGCCTCTCACCATTCCAGGGTTTCGTGCTCCTGAGCGACAACCCCGCATCCACACCCCCCTCAAACGTACTCAACGGGATCGAAGAGATCCGGGCGGGCGGCGTTGTGATCTGGGTTGGCAACGCTGCTTCCTGACACAAGGAGATCTCATGGATCGGAAGATCATCTACCCCGGCCAGATTCCGATGGTCGAGGATCAGCTTCAGGCTGCACGCTTCTCTCAAATTGGGATAGGCCGCTTAGCCGGTGCTCTTTACGGAGAAGGCGGTGTGGGTGCCAGCGGCTTTACCTGCACGCCCGGCGATGGGATGTCCATCAATATTGCTCCTGGGGAGATCATCCAGCCCGGAGTTGTTGATGGCAACGCTTTCGGTGTTCTCCCAGCCGTTCTGAGCCCGCTCCCACGCCAGTACATATTGGCGAGTGCGATAACCCTGGCAGTCCCTAGCGGAGGCGGAACATACATCGTGTATGGTACGCCAGAGACAATAGACGCCGAGAACGCAGCGCTCCCGTTTTATAATTCAGCCAACCCTAATCAGACATTTGCCGGGCAGGAGAATAATGGGCTCGATCTGCCCACTGTCAGGACGGACAGTGTCACAGTTAACATTGGCAGCAGCGTGCCAAACGGCAGCTACCCCTTATGGTCGATTGTCGTCCCGACTGGTGCTACATCCATAAGTTCATCGATGATTGCGCTCGCTGTGGGCGCACCATTCTACGCAAATCTGCGTGATATTTCTGCACGCATCATCGCGCCTTTTAGTAGTTCCCTTGCCGCAGCGCTCGGGGGCTATCCGATCAATGTGATCGTATCCGACCCCGCCACGCCCGGCGTTTATTGGCGATCAACTGCCGACAACAACCTGACGACCCCAGGGGCGGATGGTGCAGCCTGGGCCAATCTGCTCGCGCCATATGCGACGGTGCAACAGCTCAACGCTGTATCTGACCTGCGTACTGTCCAGGCCTATACGTTCGGGAATGCGGCGCAGAATGTCAGCCAGGTCTCTGCCAGCCTCTCGATCACATCGCCGTATACGCGGAATCTCGTTCTCAATATCTGCGTCGGTACGGCAGGCGACGCTTACTTCACCAATGTATCGGTATCCGGCAGCGGCTTCGTATCGAACGGCGGCACGGTCAATTTCCCGCCCACCTATCTCGGCGTCGGGACGATGATTTTCGGGATCAGCGCCAATACCCCCGCGACTATTACCGTCACTGCA